AAGAAAAGAAGTTAAATCTTTAAGACAAGATGTTTCTAAAGGTAAAGGAATGGTTCAAGTTCTAGTATTTTTAGGAACAATAGTAGCAACAGTAATAGGTGTATTTCAGTTTAAGTGAAATATGTTTTATTTCTTTATATTTGCACATTAAGTCCACAACCTTATTGCCAACAAGACCAAGTCATTAATGAAAAATTCGAAAATTACTATGACTGTATAACTAAAGGTTATCTTTATTCATATAGGCATTTAACAGAAATGTACGACAAAGATGAAGTCGAAGAAAATAAAATGGCTATAAAATTTCAATGCAGAGATTTCACAAAAGGAATATAATGAAAGTTTCAGAAAACACTTCAATTAGTATGCCAATGAAAAACTTAATAAGTATCATTGGTGCAGTTGCTATTGGTGTATGGGCTTATTTTGGTGTCACAGAAAAATTAAATAATCATTCAACAAAGTTAATGATGATTGAGAAAGATTTAGAAAATGTAGTTGAGTTTTCTATAAAATATCCAAGAGGTGAAATGGGTATGTCTGCAAATGACCAAGAACAAAATATCCTTATAGAATTTCAACAAGGAATTATTGAAAAATTACAAACAGATGTAGAAAAATTAAAAGATAAACAAAGAGCATTTTCAAATGGAGACCATTAATGGTTGAAACAGTTATAGCTTTATTAATGTTGCTAAAAGGCGAAGTAGTAGAACACACTTTCAAAGAAAAATTAAGCGACTGTTTAAAGTCTAAAAGAATTGCAGAAAGAGAAGTAAACCCACAATCAGTAAGATTTATGTGTAAGCAAGTTAAAGCTGAAACAGAAATTTATATGGGGTCGAAGAAAATACTAAAAATAATCACTGCTACAAAATAATGACAAGTGAAGTAGACCACAAACAATTTGTAGAAAAATTACAAGAACAACAAAAGTGTAAAAAATGTGAAGACAAGCAAAATGAAATTAGAAAATTAAAAGAAGAAGTTGAAAAACTTAAAAAAGAATTATTTAATAAAATGCAATCTTCTTTAATGGAATATCACACACCATGATTGATAGATTTTGTTTAATGTTCTTTGGTTGGCTAGATAAACAGATTGCAATTATAGAAGATTTTTATGATTGGGATTTTGGAAAGAAACCAAAAAATAAAAAGAAAAAATGAGAGATACAAAATTACTAGAGGCTTTCAAAAAAAGAATTGAAAAAGAATTAAAAGAAAAAAACATATTTAAAAATTTAAGAAAAGAAGTTGATATAGGTGCTAATGGAACACAAAAATATGTTGTTAAAAAAGGCATTAATAAAGGCAAAATACTATGACAAAAAAACTAACAGAATTACATAACTTACTAGCAGAAAAATTATTAGATAAAGTAAAAGACCCTGATTGTAAGTCAGCAGATTTAAACGTAGCGAGACAGTTTCTAAAAGATAATAATATTGATGCAGTGCCAGTTGATGGCTCTCCATTAGAAAAACTAATAGAAGAATTACCATTCGATGAAACAAGAAAAATTACAGTCAAGACTAACTGACTTTCGTAATTTTCTATATCTAGCTTTTAAGCATTTAAGACTTCCTTCACCAACTCCAGTACAATTTGATATTGCAAACTACATTGCAGGTGGTGAGGCTAGAATTATTATATCTGCTTTTAGAGGAGTAGGAAAAAGTTGGATTACAGCAATTTATGTCCTTTGGAGACTATATTTAGACCCAAACATAAACATATTAGTAGTTTCTGCTTCTAAAAATAGAGCAGATGATTTCAGTACATTTTGTTTAAGATTACTTTCAGAAATACCAATACTTCAACATTTGTATCCAAAGGCCGACCAAAGACAAAGTAAGATTAGCTTTGATGTAGGTACTAGTAATGCTTCACAGCAACCTAGTGTTAAGTCTTTAGGTATCACAAGTCAGCTTACAGGTTCTAGAGCAGACCTTGTAGTAGCAGATGATGTAGAAACGTCAGGTAATACTCAAACTCAATTTATGAGAGATAAGTTAGGCGAAAGTATAAAAGAATTTGAAGCTATTATTAAACCAGATACTTCTAAAATCGTATTTTTAGGTACACCACAAGTAGAGCAATCAATTTATAACAAACTCCAAGAAAGAGGTTATAAGATAAGATATTGGACTGCTAGATACCCTTCAGAGACCCAATTAAAGTCTTATGGAAAGAATTTAGCACCTATTATTGCTAACACATGGGAAGTTGAACAAATAGGTAAGCCAACAGACCCTACAAGATTTGATGAGAAAGACCTTCTTGAAAGAGAAGCATCTTATGGTCGTTTAGGTTTTAACATGCAGTATCAATTAGATACAACTTTAAACGACTTAAATAAGTTCCCACTAAAACTATCTGACTTATCAGTTATGAATTTAAACCCTGATACAGCTCCAGAGAAAGTTATTTGGGCATCTAGCCCTGAACTTCAACACCAAGACCTTCCCAATGTTGGGCTACAAGGAGATGGCTATTATAGGCCAATGCAAGTTCAGGGTGACTGGATACCTTACACTGGTTGTGTAATGGCTATAGACCCTTCAGGTAAAGGTAAAGATGAAACTGCTTACTGTGTTACTAAATTCTTAAATGGTAATATTTATTTAGCAGAAATTGGTGGTTTCAATGCAGGTTATTCCGAACATACTTTAACTAAACTTGTTGAAGTCGCAAAGAAACACAAAGTCAAAAAAATACTAATTGAAGAAAATTTTGGTTTAGGAATGTTTGAAGCATTACTTAAACCTTACCTAATCAAACAGTATCCATGTACTACAGAAATGATAAGACAACAGTCTAATAAGCACAGAAGGATACTTGATACTTTAGAACCTCTTATTTCACAGCATAGAATTATTGTGGACAAAGAGGTTGTTAAAGAGGATTACGAAGGAACTAATGCCTTATATCCAAATGAGACAGCTATAAGATACCAATTATTTTATCAGATAAGTAGACTTCAAAAAGAAGTCCATTCTTTATCACATGACGATAGAATTGATTGTTTACAAATTGCTTGTCACTATTGGGTGCAACATCTAGTTAAAGACCAAGAACTTTCAATGATGACAAGAAAAGAAGAATTATTGGATTTAGAACTGAATAAATACTTCGGTAATGACAATAATGACAATAATTGGATAAAACTATAGTTGTTGTTTTTGTTGGCTTTTTAATTAAGTGCCACTATTAGGATACTGCTATGAGTATAACTTATAGTTAATCTTTATGCAGATATAAGAAACAACCAACAACATTTACTAATAATTTACTTATAGGAAATAAAGTTAGGAATAATATGAACAATCCAAAAGCAATTTACTTAAAGTCAGTTTTTAAAGATTTTAAAAGCAATAAAAAAGTAGGAAAGCTAATTAAGGAATTTATCATAAAGGCGAATGGCTTTGAGAAACCTGTGGTTAAACAAAAAGATAAACTTGATTTAGCTATTATGGGTAGAGAGTTTATCCTAAAGCATACCCCAGAGTTTCTAGAGTATGCTATAGATTACTCAATGTTTGATAAGTTTGGTTTTGTCCAACCAGAAAAATTTGACGAAAAAATCTGACTAGTTCACGTATATACACAGAAATTTATTTTTCCCCATGCCACCCAAATTATTTTATAGGGGTACTACCACCTGTCGTAGACGTATACTTTTTTTCTGGCGAATAACTTAACTATGACAATACTTTGCAGTAGACTTCGAGACTACTGCTACTGGTTTTACTTATATTTTTTATTTCTTTTGAGAATTTTTTTGATTTTTTAATTTTAAAAATAATTTCATCAATGCTTCTCATTATCTGTATTTAAACTTTAAGACAAACATGATAGATAACCTGAATGGATAATGAGCAAAAGGTTAGAACAGCTAGGACTATACAAGAACTTGAAGGTATACTTGATAGACTGTGCAAGATGGCAGGTAGAGACATCACTGTATTTCTACCAGAGAAAATAGAGGAACGAATACCTTATCTTAAAATGGAGATAAGCAAGACGTTGTTAAAGATTGACTAGTAAATCAAACATAAGCCAATACAAAAAGAAACTAACTAAAGGCATGGTGTCTTTTATTGTTCAGACACAAGATGGTGTCAAAGATGATAACTATAAGTATTTAGGTTTACCATTAAGTGACACTAATATTCAGCTAATAAAAGACTTCAAGAAAACACAAGAATATAAAGATTGGTTTCTAGCATCTAGACAAATCAATAGAGCAATGGATAGAATTAAGTCAGCAGGTGATGGATTAAAGCCATTAATTAAGTTTCAAGAACAAGTACAAAAGGTAACTGATAAATTAAGAAGTCCAATTAATAGTGGTATCATGTCATTACCTAATCCATTCTTCAGTGGATATAAGGTTGATGCAGATGGTGATATTGAAAGTAATATCCAACCTGTGGGTCACAAAAGAAGGCCTACTACTGGTGTTGGTATAACTGGATATATGTCTACAAGAGGACTTAATAATCCAGTAGAAATCTCGAAGTCTTGGCTAAAAGACTATGGCTTAACTATAACTGGCTTTAAAAATATTAAGTATTTATGTAGAGAAATGAACGTCACGTATGGTGAGGCCTTCAAATATATTTGTGAAGGAATGACTAAAAATCCTAAAAGATACAGGCATCACAGAATAACAATGGAGATGTTTAGAGGTTCACTTGCAGTAGTAGATTTAATAGATTTTTATAATAGCAAAAGAGCAGAGCATAGAAGTAAAAATAAATATAAGTTTACGCAGGAACAATTATATCGTTCACCAGAGTTTAAAGAATTTTGTAAATTACATGGAATAGAATTTGCAACATTTAAAACATTTCATGCTTGGTGGTTAGAAATAAATAAACTACATAAAGCTGAAGCAAAGAAAAGACCACAAGGATTATTAAGTTAATGTTCCACGTGAATATAATTCTTATCCCAAACAAGAAATCTTTTTCGGCATAAGATTTACTACAACTTACAATATAAAAAATAAATGTTATCTGTCAGGTACACATGAGTGGTGTACTTTATTTCACACCATATTCCTTTCTAGGTACATCATTCATGGAGCTAATTAAACAAACCAAAAGGATTGTATGGACAACAGGAATGATAAATGACAGATACGAATAAGTACGCAAATATATCTCTAGCAAAAGAGACATATAATAAGATTAGAAAACAATCAGAAACTTTATGTGGTGTGAAACTTTCATACGCACAAACAGTTACACATGCAGTAAATCTTGTAGATGAATGTATGCAAACTGGACTGATACCTACAGCTTTTCATAAGCTAAACCCAGTAGCGAAACAGCATCGCTTGGCAGGTATTATCAAGAAGTTTAAGCTAATTGTTAATAAGGATAAAAGTCTAGATAACAAAGATGTTATCGTAGGTTTTAATGAGGAGACTTTTCAGTCTCTCACATCAACAAAGGATAGAAACGATGATGATACTAACACTAGAAGCAATACCTAATGTTGGACATGCACTTCCACTTAATGAGAAACATAAACTCGCTAAAGCTATGGAAAGTGTTTGTGAAGATGTGGTCAAGAATAGACCACAACTTGAACAAAGGATTGTTGTAGTAGAAACAGAAGAAGACAGACTGTAACTACTATTTAATTGTGCGTTGTCACATAGGCAGAAAACCAAGATAAGGAAGTTGATGTTAAATAAAACCAGTAAGCGAAAAAAGGTGAGTCAAAGTGACTCGATTGGTTCTATCGTTATTAGAATTTATTTTGTTATGTTCTATAGACGTTCTATTGGAGAATTTTCCAAAATAGTACATATACTAATAAATGTTATCAATTTTTTTCACAAATTTCTGTCAAGATTTAACATTGCACAGGTGCATTATACACTTGTGTATCAATCAAATAAGTTATAAGGAGAATAGTTAAGTATGGTTAATAATAATATAAATAAACTAGATACTAAATTTAGTACAAAGATTACTATGTCTTTGGCTAGGTTGGTGTGTAAAATCTGGTGGTTTGGAAGATGTAAGTTAAGAAAAGATATGAATGATTTTGATTAT